AACTTATCTCCTCATTTTGTTAATTTATACCTGTATATTTTTAGATTTATTTTTAGTTTTTTTAATTTTTTTTGCTTTAACTTGAACTTTAATTTCTTTGTTTGTTTCAATATTACTAAAATAGTTTTCAACAATTTTTTTCATAAGTTCATTATTTTTTGTAATTTGATTTTTCATATTATTAATCATATTAGTAAGGTTATCACAATATTCTATGATTTCCTTCTGTTTTTCTATACTTACCACTTTTATCTTTATTTTTGAAACTATACCTGAATTCACTGCTGGATATTGAGCACCTGTTGCATTTCTTTTTAAATATTTTGTTACTGAATCAGATGTTATTGAATAATATATATATTTACTTAACACGCAATTACTTTGTTTTCTAATAACACAAAATCCTGTTGATACAACTCCATTTTCTATATCATTTTTAATGAAGGAATAGTTTCTTAAATTAGGTCGGACTGTAGATAATATTATATCTTCTTTTTTAATAATTCTTTTTGCTCGTGATGGAAATTTATCAGTTAGCTTTTTAATTTCCGTAATATTACCTCCAGATATTGAACCAATATCAATGTAATTTATAAAATTATATTTTTTAGATGATGAAATATTTTCTGGATTAATTTTGCATATTTTATCTAATTCATTTTCCAGACCATCTTTAGTATGAGTTTCAATATAATACTTCAAAATCTTATCAAATTCATTAATATTTTTTTTTAATGTATTATTATTGGAGCTTAAAAGGTCTAAACGGTTAACAATTTGATTTTGTACATTGATAGATGGAATTGGAATTTTTAAATTTTCAATATGTGATTTAGATAAATTTTTTATAGTAGCACCCTTAAAACCATTTTCTAAAAGATGAATATTAACTTGTAAATAATATTTGAGATATCTATTACTAATAATATCAGTTTTTACTTTAATAATATGATTGTGGTCTGAACAACTAAAATTAGAATCAATATATATATTAGCCTTACCACCATCTCCAATAATAATTGATTCTTCTTTATAATCAACAATATTACATCTTTTAATAGTAGAACTGGAAGTATAAAAAGGATAAGGACCTTCTAATTTGCCATATGAGGCTTTTCTTTTGCTTTTTTTTAAAAAATGACAAATATCTTTAATTTTTAAATACTCTAGTCCTTTAATATTTTGTGATTCCTCAATATTATATTTATTGACAAATAATGAATAATTAAATTCTTTGATTTTATAATAATTAACATCAATTATACTAGTTTCTTTAATATTATCATTTTCATCAATTATAATTTCCGAGAAATTAACTTTTTGTGTTTTTTGTTTATCGTTTGAAAAAAATAATATACTTGTTTTTACACCAGTATTCAAAAAGAATTTGTCGTCATTCAAAGCAATAACTTTTTTAAGATTAAAATTTTCAATTAAATGTTTTCTTGTATTCTTATGTAAATTACTTTCATTAAATAATACACCATCTGGAATAATTACAGCACATCTACCACCATCATCTAATGCTTCCATAAATAACTGTAAAAATAATGGCTCTGCTTTTGTTCCTCTTATTTTCATATTTTTTATTCTATCACAACAAGAAGCATGGGTAATGTTTTTTATACCCATTGGTTCATTCGCTAAAATAACTTTTGCTTTTTGTAAAATAGAATCATTATTAAATTTAAAATCATTATGTAAAGTATCTTGTTTAATCATTGTATCTGTGCATAATTCACCTATTTCTAAAAATACATTTAGTAAAGCCATATTTTTTACATTCTCATCAATATCAAAACCAATAATATTATTTTTATTTTTATTCCAGTTGATTTTCTTATATTTAGATTTAAGATGTTTAATAGCCATCGTCAAAAAACCACCAGTACCCATCGTAGGATCTATAGTTTTTTCAATAAGACCATTGATCATTTTAATATCACATAGTTCAATCATATATTTGATAACCAAACGATGAGTATAATATTGTCCTAAATCTCTCATTGAGTTCGATGTACCAGTCTTTAAATGAATCTCGTAAATTGTACCAATTAAATCATATCTTACAGATAAGTTTTTTATATCTAATAATTCTAATTTTTTCATAATTAATTTAAGATTATGTATCCCTTCCAATTTGAATTTAATATTAGAAAATTTAAATTTTGTAACTAATTCTCTAACAAAACACGGTTTTGTTTTTCTGTAAAAACGATCATATAATTCTTGATCACCAATTTCACCATTCTCATCTTTCATTATATTATCGAAAGCATACTTATCAGAAACTCCAAATTTCTTGCAAATTTTATTATCCAATAATCTAGAAATTAAAAATGCAATACAGTGATTAATACTACTTATTCCAGTAATACCTTCTTTTCTTAAAATATCACGGATATATCCTATTGTGTTTTCCATATATATATATAAATATAAATATTCTTTATATATATTTTAAAATCAATTTTTAGTATTTTAAAATCTTTTATTGTGTTTTTAAAATAATATTTATATAAAAATTAAATTTCAATTGGTTCTCTGCAACTGTCAAGCAGTTTTGTTAAATTAAAATTTGAACAATAAAACCCTTCATTTATATATTCACTTGGAGGTAATTTTTCATCCATACTATGTTTATTCTTATAACTAAGCATATCTTCAATTCCTAACCTATCACAAACTTCATATAATTCTTCTTTTTTATAAAATTTATCTTTTATTTTCTCATATAATGAGTCCCCTAAACACCATTTTACCCAATTATTATCTTTAATCATCGGTTCTGTATAACCCAAATTATTAAAATATTTTATACACTTATTTCTAGTATCAATTAACTCTTTACCTTCACTAAATAAATGTCTGTTTTCTTTTATTAATATTTGACGTAATCTTGGATATGGATTGCCGTTTTTATCAAAGATTTTTGAAATAATCTTATTTCTTATTTTTATTATCTCTAAATCATTGTCTAATTCATTTTTTACTATTCTATCTAAACCATTTGTACTTGTTCCTAAACACTTTATTATCTGAAATTTACTTGTTACCATTTCATCTGTACTTGCTAAAGATTTTAATATTAAACGTATTTTTTTGTATGACTTATTGTTGCTATTTTCAAAAAAATTATTGTTTAATTCACATATGCTTGGTATTATAATATGACCAATTTTATTGGGATTTTTATTATATCTTCTTAAGCATCTACCAACACATTGGATTATATCTACTGACGATTCTTTATTATCTGCAAAACATATAGCATCGCAGATTTTTATATTTACTCCCTCATTAAATATTCTTGCACTGCTTATTATACCTATTTTTGCTTTTTTAAATTTCTCTACCTCTATTTTTCTATTTTTCATTGAATCATTACTTGATAAATATTTGTTATACACATATTCATCTTCATAATAATAAGATAAAACAGATTCTATTGCTTTAGTAATTTTTTCAGCATCTTTATTCAATTGAGAAAAAATTAATAAATGAGTAAATTTATATCTCTTCATAGTTTCTAATACCATTATTGCTAAACTTATTTTATTATTGTTTATTTCTTCAATAGTTTTGCCTTTTTTTAAAAGAATATTATCCGATGATATAAAAGGTGCTATAATATTATAATCAACTAATGCACCATCTTCAATCGCTTGTCTTAAACTTTTTATGTAAATCACTTTTCCATATATTTCCTCGTTATTCATCGATAATATTCTTTCTTCATCCTCTTTGTTTGAATAATCAAATACTTTTTCTGTAGCAGTCATAAATAATTTTTTCCTGCTGATTTTATAATCATCTGAAAGTAATAATGTAAATTGTTTATCTACTTCTCCTGTAGATCTGTGAGCTTCATCAAATATGCTTAAATCAAATTTAAAATTTAATTCTTTACAAGAGTCTAATAATAAATTACTTGATTGATATGTTGATATTACAATTACATTGTAACTTTGTTTTAATTCATTCTTTATAATTTCTTTATCTGTAGTTGCATTTATATTTTTAATACTTGTTTCAGAACCAATTGAAATAAAATGGAATTCATTTTCATAGTATTGTAATTGATCTTTCCAAAATTCCATCGTATCATTTAATAAATATAATGATGGAACAAAAATACAAACTGATTTATATTTTAACAAATTATTAAAAGTCCAAAATCCTATAAATGTTTTTCCAGTTCCACAAGGTAAATATAATCTACCATTATCATTTTCTTTGTAATATTCATTAAGTTTGTTTATAATTTCATCCTGATATTCTAATGGAATAAGTTTACTACTTTTATTGATATCCTTATTTCTCCTCACTTTCAATTGTTTTGTTCTATTAGTTGGTTCACTCTTATAATTATTGGGTGGTTTTATTTGTTTTATTTGATTTCCTGTTAATTTTTCATATTTGATATTATTTTTACGAAGATAGTCTTCTATTACTTCATTTAATTGTTTCCAATCCATTTTTCTCCATTCTATCTTTTCATTATCATATTCATATTTATTTGTCTCGAATAAAATATCTGATTCAATCAATAATATGTCCTCTTTTGATTTATTTGGTAAACAATACTGTACTAAATATTCTGGTTTTGGAAAATCATAATCATGCCATCTATACTCTAATCTCATTGACATTCCGAATTTTATAATTGCTTGCTCTAACATGTAGCAAGAACTTAATATATATATTCCAATCATATAAATAATATTAACGAAAATTAAGGTTTTTTTTTTCAATATTATTTATCTACAATCTCAAAAATATGATGAAATATAGGGTGAATAATTTAGACTTGGTTGCGAATTAAAAAATAAATTAAAGATTCTTTTATTTTTATCTATAACTATGAATAATAATAATAATAATACTAATTGGTCAATAAATGATTTTAATTTTACAGGTTTAACTTCCCAATTGTTAAATAATCTAAAAGAAGAAAATAATGATAATTTAAATAATGTACACATTACTATTAAAATAAATAAAAAAGATTTAGCTGATTTTAATAATAGAATTATTACTCCTCAGAATATTAATAATATTATAACTATTTGTGATTATTTTTTAATAGACAATGTAAAAGAATTTTTAATTAAAAACTCAGTTCCTACTTTTGAAAAATATAAAATAAATAATTATGAATTATCTAATAAACCAAAATATGAATTACCTATATTTATGACAAAAGGAATGCATAAGATATTCTACAATAAATTGCCATGTCTATCAGATTTATTTGAAAATGAAGAAGAACTTCTTGTTGAAGATATTTTTAAAAACTATTTATCTAATTTCAGTAATTCAGTTCAGGAAATGGCATCTTTGAATGCCATAAATTGGATTGAATTTTATTTAAAAAGTATAAATTACAAAAATAAATATAGGTTTTTTGATGTTTCAAAATATGCTGCATTTTATAATAACAAGGAATGCTTAGAGTATTTGCATAATAATAACATAGAAGAATATAATGAAAAAACATGTACTGCAGCTGCATATACAAATAATCTAGAATTATTAAAATTTTTACATAATAATGATTGTCCTTGGAATAATTTTACATGCGCC